GCAGACCCTATCGGCCCGGTCGCTGGAGATGCTACGCCCCACGATCCGCGCGCCCAAGTCGGAACTGTGGTTTTCATGGAATCCGCGCAGTGCAGACGACCCGGTGGATGCGTTCTTTCGGGGGCCGACGCCGCCTGAAGATGCCATCATCCGGCGCATCAATTACGACCAGAATATGTTCTTCCCCGCCGAACTGGAGGCGGAACGCCAGCACGACGCCAAGAACAACAGGGACCGCTACGGCCATGTCTGGTTGGGCGAATACGAACCGATGGCGGTGGGTGCCATCTGGGACCGCCTGATGATCCACAACGGACGCAGGGAAACGGCCCCGACGATGGGGCGGATTGTTGTTGCGGTCGATCCCGCTGGTTCCAGTGAGCCGGGAAGCGACGAACACGGCATTGTTGCGGTGGGTAAGGGCGACGAGGACAACCACGGTTACGTCCTGGACGATGCCAGCATGAAGGGAACACCCCGTCAGTGGGGCGAGCGGGTGATTGCCACCTACGACCGCTATGACGCTGATTGTGTGGCCGCAGAGGTCAATTACGGCGGGGATATGGTCGAACAAACCATCAAGAGCATCCGTCCCGACGTTCCGGTTATCCAGGTCAGGGCAACGCGGGGCAAGCACGTAAGGGCCGAGCCTATCGCGGCCTTGTACTCATTGGGGCGCATTCACCATGTCGGCACGTTTGACCGGCTGGAAGATCAGATGTGCCAGATGACGGCGGCGGGATACGAGGGCAACGGAAGCCCCGACCGCCTGGACGCCATGGTGTGGGGCATGACCGAATTATTCCCCCAGATGGTGCAGACCAAAACACGCACGGTCCACGTCCCCTCTCTGGGCACTGGCGGATGGATGGCATAACCGCAGGTTGCGGTGATTGCCGACAAATGCCGTCTGGGACCGTCCCAAGACATACCACAGGTTGAAGGAATCCAACTATGAGCGAAATGAGTGATCCGACCCAGAAGGCGGTAGCCGTCACGGCATCGGACAGCACCAGCCTACTGCTGAACGGCCAGCCCCCACGGGCGATTTACGTTGGCACGGGCGGCAACCTGAACGTCCGCTTTGGTGACGATACCAGCGTGTTGTTCACCGCCGTTCCTTCGGGGACTGTTCTGCCGATCCGCCCGCGCCTGGTCATGAGTACCAGCACGACGGCCACCGCGATTGTGGCGCTGTACTGATGAGGGTTTCGTCGGGCGTGAACCTTGGTCTTGGGGTTTTGCCCACGGCGGTAAATCCGCTTGACTTCAGCCGCTTCGACGCGGACGCGCTTGGTGACACGCTGACCGTCACCACCGCCTCCCTCGGTATGAACTTCGACACGTCGGGTGTGCTGCGGTTCGCGCCGCATAATCTGGTGACGTATTCCGATGACCTGAGCAATGCGTCGTGGACAAAGGCCAACGTGGCGATCACGACAAATCAGACCGTTGGCCGTGCAGGTACGGTGACGCTCGACCAGAGCAAGGAATTTGCAAACACCGGCGCGCACTACGTTCTCAAGGACGTAACTGTTGTTTCGGGTACACGGCAGGTTGTTAGCGGTGTCGTCAAAGGCGGTCTTGGGCGCGACTGGAGTTTCGTGGAGGTTTATTCCTCCGGCGGCACGGGCGGACAGTATCTTTCGATCAATTTGACGGACGGCTCCTTCACCCCCTCAACGGGCGCGGGCGGTGTAATCATAGACAGCGACGTGGTTGATCTGGGTGACGGGCTATACGAGTGGTTTATTGCCTTCACGGCTTCAAGTGCGACCACCCGCGTTATTGTCAGTGCTTCAGACACCGCATCCCCTTCATCCCGCCCAAGCTACGCGGGAGACTTGGCAAAGGGTATGCACGTCGGCGGCCTGCAGGTCGAATACCTCGACCCCGGCCAGACCACACCCCGCGCCTACAACCCCACCACCTCAAGCGCCTACTTCGGCCCCCGCAAGAACGTCGTCTACAACGGCACAAACTGGGAAGACAAGGGCCTGCTGGTGGAGGGGGAGAGTGCCAACAGCCTGACGTATAGCCGGGACTTTTCTAACGCGGCGTGGCTGCATACAGCCGAGGCGTCAGTGTCTTCCGGCGTCAGTGTCGTTGATGGTGCCACAAGAAACATTGTTCTGACTGACGACAGCGGTGCGGTGCGGCTTAACAAATACATAAATACATCCTGCCCTAACGACAGCAACGTGAACCTGTTTTCGCTAAGGGTTCCAAAGACCTCTGGTGCGAGCCACTTCCCGATGATGCAGGCGCTACTCACGGGGGGGACCGCACAGCAGGTGGTAGCCATTCTCGACACGGATACAGGTGTAGTCACCGCCATTACAGAGACAGGCACAGTCACCTCTCAGGCTGAAGACTTTGACGATCACTGGCTGTGGTGGTCAACAGTGTTGAATAATTCCACGGGCAACACCACCGCGCGTATGCTTTTGAACCCTGCTGGGTCTACCAACGGCACGACATTGGATAACGCAGCGACAGGATCGACTGCGATGGACTATGCCACGATTGAACTCAACACCTCCACCCCCACAACCCCCATAGAAACCGTCGCCAGCGCGGTGACGCGGACGGTGGATGATGTGACACGGGCAACGACAAGCCTTCCTGGCACAATTCTGCTCAAGGGCCGCACTGCTCCATCAATCGGATCAAGCGAAAACCAGACCATCCTTGAGATCGGTGATGGGACGAACGACGACCGCGTGGCGGTCAACCGGGCAGGAACAGATGGCGCTCTTGATTTAGGCATGAGGTCGGGCGCTGCAACTGTCGTAACGGAAGAAATGAAGGCATCCATCGGGAACGACGTTGATTTTGCAGTCGCCATTCGCTTGGAAGCCAACAATGTCGCTTTTTCATATGACGGTGGAGCGGTGGTAACGGACACATCCTGTGCGCTCCCTACTGGCATCACAACAATGTATTTAGGCAACAGCAACCTTTCCCGCCCTTGGGGCGGCTCTATTTTGTCCATCACTGAGTTTACCTCACCGCTCCCTGATGACGCACTCGTGGGGTTGTCGTCATGAGAGTAGACCTCGCCTTTCCCAACCGGAACACGGCCAAGCAAGTCTTCGAGGCCCACGGCTTTGTGTTCGACACCACGGACGAGAACGGCAATCCGTTTGAACTGAAAACCGTGCGCCATCCAAATGGTTCGTTCCTGATGCTCCGCGCCCAAATCTTCGGACGCCCCACGCCTTCGGGTGAGGTGGACGAGGACGGGCTGCCCATCATGAACCCCGGCGCGGTCATGCGATCCCGCAAGGGCAGGGAATGGCACATTGACGCCTACCTGACGGGCAATCTGATTGAAGTCACGGGATACGACGAAGACGAGAACCCGATCTGGGGCGGTGATCTGCTGGGCGCCCTGGCTGATTACATCGTCACGATCCCCGAAAACACAGCACCGGCTTACGTCGTTGCAGGAGTTGGATAATGTCTGAACCGATCATCAAAGAGGCGCTTGAGCGGTTCAAGGAGTCTGACGACGCCACGGACTTCTCCCGCCAGGCTGCGCATGAGGACATGACGTTCTCGCGTCTGGCAGACCAGTGGCCCGAGGCCATCCGCAAGGCCCGCGAGGAAGAGGGCCGCCCGTGTCTGACCATCAACAAACTGCCCGCCTTCATTCGGCAGGTGGTCAACGACGCGCGCCAGAACAAACCAGCCATTACGGTTCATCCCGTGGACAATGGCGCTGACGAAGACACGGCGGGGGTCATCAACGGGCTGGTGCGCTCGATTGAGCGGCGTTCCAACGCCGATGTTGCCTACGACACGGCAATCGACCAGGCGGCCTCTGGCGGGTTTGGGTTCTTCCAGATCGGCATTGACTACACCCACGCCGACAGCTTCGACCTTGAGGCCCGGATTGAGCGTATTGCCAATCCCCTGATGGTTCATTGGGATCCTTCGTCCACGGAATTTGATGCCTCTGATTGGGATTATGCCTTCGTCTCCGACTTCATGTCAGAAGAGGAATTTGAGGCTGCGTATCCCGGCAAGGCGAAAATCAGTTGGGAGGGTGACACCCGCGACCAGGCCGCTTTGTGGTCACAGGATGAAAAGATCAGGGTTGCCGACTACTGGTTGAGGGAGCCTATCAAGCGGAAGATTCTGCTTCTCTCCAACGGCATGACGATCCGCGAGGAAGAATACATTGACCAGGCGAAGGCCGACCTTGAGATGACGGGCGTTGTACCGACCCGAGAGCGTGAGGTTGACGCCTTTAACGTGGTTCGCCGCAAGATCAACGGCGCTGAGGTTCTTGAAGAAGAGAAGTGGCCCGGTTCCACAATCCCGATTTGCCCCGTGTGGGGTGAGGAGATTGTGTTGGACGGCAGGCGTCACTTCCGGTCGATGGTGCGGGACGCAAAAGACCCCCAGACGATGTTCAACTTCTGGCGTAGCGCCACAACGGAACTGGTGGCCCTTGCCCCCCGTGCGCCATTCCTGATGGAAGAGGGCGGCATTCCCAAGGGGCATGAGGCAACGTGGCAGACGGCCAACACCCGCTCGCATCCCTACCTGATGTATTCCAAGGGCACGAACTTGCCCCAGCGCCAGCCCTTCGCTGGAGTGCCTGCCGGTGCGTTGCAGGAGGCACTGAACGCTTCAGACGACATGAAGTCCGTCATGGGCATCTATGACGCATCCTTGGGCGCTCGCAGCAACGAAACGTCGGGCCGTGCAATCATGGCAAGACAGCGTGAAGCCGACGTGAGCAACTTCCACTTCATCGACAACCTTAACCGCGCCATCCGGTACGCGGGGCGGGTGTTGGTTGAGATCATCCCGGCTGTCTACAAGGACCGTCAGGCCATCCGCATCTTGGGCGAGGATAATGCCGAGAAGGTCGTTCAGTTGGGCGGGCAGAGCGACGGCCCCATGTATGACCTTGCCACCGGCATCTATGACGTGGACGTGAAGTCCGGCCCGTCTTACGGCACACAGCGCGAAGAAACCCGTGAGGTGCTGATTGAGATCATCCGCGCCATCCCCGGAGCCGCGCCGATCCTGGGCGACGTTCTGATGGAACACATGGACTTCGTTGGTGCTGACAGAGTTGCTAAGCGCCTCAAGATGACGCTTCCCCCCGAAGTGC